TTACTGTAAGTTAGGAAAACATAAATCTGGAAATAAAACTTGATATTCCGGGTTTAACCGAAGATCAGTAGTTGAGGTTGTAAAGTGTATATAATTTTTTTCTAATTTATCTAGTGTTGCCAGATGATGAGTACCTAAGCCACGCTGGATGCTATGTTTAGAAAGAGTAGGCCCAATTTGTAATTTTCGGTTTTTCATAGCTGTATTCCAGGGACTGTAAAAGAATTTTAAAATGAAAGCAGGATACATGTAAACGATAAATGGATGAGGTGACCAATGCCGCCCTGCCCAATAGTTACCATGCGAATAATGGTGGATTAATCTACCGCCATAGTATGGAGCAGGTGGATTAGGGGGGATTATTCTCCCATGATAACGCTGTTTGACAAGGGGAATTCCGTATCTCGGATTGGTATAACCGTGAGCAGGGTCATCCACCATCAGAATAGTCCTAATAGCATACATGTTTTGCCCTAAAGTGGCAAGAGATGAGAAAAAGGCTTCCTTATCAATACAGCAAAGAAATTCAGTGGTATTTAGCACCATTTTCCATCCCGTAATTTCTTTTTCTATGTTCATTACTTCTTGATCAACTAAAATGGCATCAAACTCTAATACCTTTGATTCACGGATTTCCCAATGAGGTGCAAATAATTTGCATAATTCAACCGAACGATCAGTAGACCCACGATTAATAAGAATGCCATGATCAAATAATTTTGTGTGGTGCATTAACCACCACGGAAGCAGATACTCTTCGTTATAAAAATGAGAAATTAAAGTTGTGTTAATAAAAATTCCTCCTTTCAAAATTTTGTGGAATATATCCTTATTTAGTAAGATATGTTACATAATCTAAAAAGAATGAAGAAAGATTTTTAACAAAATAGTTATTTTAATAAAAAACGGAAAAATGAGGGGAGTGAAAGGAAAAGAACCCTTTATATAAAGGGTTCTTCTGGTGATTTAATATATCAATTACATTCGTGGTAATATTCATCACATGAATCGTTATTATCTTTACAGCATATACAAAATGTTTTTTGAACAAATAAACTAACTACACTAGTAGAACCTTCCTGCTTTGTAAGAGTAAGACTTTGAAAATCTTCAACTTGAAATATTTTTGTTTGAACAGGTTGTAATGTAGTAGTAATTGGTACGCTAGATCTTCTTGTTAGAATAGTTACTTGAACAGGTGCACTCATACCGACAACGAATAACTGAATTAATGTTTTATTATGATTGTTTGTAAAATCCTCAAATACAGTTTGTGGAGCGGTGGTTTCAAGGAAAACAGATACAGGTATATTTCCATTTTCATTTTCTGCAGAACCACCTATCGTATGAGTTTCAATAAAACAGTTGTTTTTTTGGTCGTTCGAATGCGATTGGTTTTTATAATATTTTTTACCATCTTTATAAAAGTAATCAGCCATATGAATTTAAAGCTCCCTTCTTTTAGATATCTATATAGTCTATTTAATAAAGCGAATTAGTGCTTGTACAACATAATAAAATCCGCTCTCGTAATTACCTGGAAATGTTATTTAAAAATTAAAGAGCGTCATTCAAGACGCTCGCGGATAAAAAATAATATTGAAAAAGAATACCACATTATATTTTATACATGTTCTTAATAAATGTGCAGTTTTTTAGCAAAATCCTTATTTGAAAACAAGAAGCCCTAGAGTTAGGGCTCTAGGGTTTCTTGTTTTGGTATTCTCACATGGTTTTTCAAAAAGAATAGAACATATTGAAGATAACATGTGAATGTTTCATAAATGTATCAAAAAAGTGAATAAAATTGCTATTACAGAAGAAGCAGAAATGAAGTTTCTAATACGTAAGTACGTGAAAGGTATTATTTCCAGTGGATAAAATGCGCATGGGACACCTTATCATTATTTTATCGGGGGAAAAGAATATGTTATGAACTTGGTTGAATGAAAAAATGAAAATAAACAAAAACGCTATTTTATTAAAAAGGAGAAAGCAGCTAGCTCAATGAACTAACTGCTTTGTCGTCCAACAATGACGATACCCACAATACTTTGTAACTTAAGGTTACAACTATAGTATGAGCAGAAGCAAAAATGTTATGCAAGAAAGCAAAAAAATTTCTTTAAGCACAACAAAGCAGCTAGTTAATAAAACTAACTGTTCGTTGTACAAAAGAAATTTAGGCCCTACAAGTAAATGATATGTAACTTTAAGTTACAGCTATATTATAAGCAGAATTAAAAATATTATGTGGAAGTGAAAAAGAACTAAATAAAAACTTCATTTTGTATTAAGTTGGAATATAAAAGGGCACTTAATAAAGTGCCCTCGTGACGAGACCGGTTTTATAATGACTATTTTATAAAGAAAGGAACTCAGAATATTATATGTGAATTCAGTTAATTGTGTGCCTTTTTACAAATAAAGAGCAGCTAGTAAAAGCTAACTGCTTTGTTGTCCAACAAGAGCATCACCACAATGCTTTGTAACTTAAAAGTTACAGTTATAGTATAAACAAAATTGAAAATGTTATGCGGGGGAAGCTTAATAAAAATTTCATTTTGTTTTAGTTTAAAACTAAAAAAAGAGCACTTAGTAAAGTGCTCTCGTGACGAGATTCATTTTGTAATGACTATTTCAATTCATAAAGAAAGGAACTCAGGATAGTATATGTGCGCCAAGCTAATTCAGTACCTTGTACAAATAAAGAGCAGCTAGCAAAAGCTAACCGCTCTCCAGAAAAGAGTTAAGAAGGAAGTTCAGAACTCAAGTGCATTTATAGTATGGACAAAGCTTATGGAATTATTCAAGGAGGAATGGATATGGAAGTTATATATACAAAGTGGCATAACAATTACGACGAATTAACAATAGGCCAAAAATATAAAGCAAGTTTATATAAAAAAGGATAGTTGCTTATAGAAATAGGATTGCAACGATCATTGTATCGAGAAGAATGCTTTACTGTAGTTTCATAAAAAGAGCAGCTAGTAAAAGCTAACTGCTCGGTTCTCCAAAGGGGAACGAGGAGAAAAGATTACCGTGTCATCTATAGTATTGACGGAATATTGCGTTTTATTCAGGGTTGGTTCCAAAAAAACGACATACCACCAAAATATAAAATTATTAAAAGGACAATTACTATGAAAGCAATTAAAGAAACTTTCTTCCAGGATTTTTTCATTAGTAGACCTCCTTTATAGAAAATATTAACATCTATCGAAAATTTAAACAAAATAATCCTTTTAATATAAGTGGTATGTAACTTAAAGTTACAGTTAGTGTATAAACAGAATTGGAAGAGTTATATAGGAATAGAGCTTAATGAAAGGTTTATTTTAAAAGAAAGTGGTGATACAAATGTGTATCTGTCCAAAATGTTTAGAATGTTTCGCTGATCATTATGAGCTTTTTGAACATTTTACATTGTGTGGAGCGGATAATGATTCTTAAGTATTTTAATAAATTTAAAGAAGTATTTGGTTTATAAAGTTGATTCAGTAATATGTATAAAATCAATATAGAATTACGTTTAACAAATTTACATTTTTCCTAAAAATACTTTTATAAGACGTTATTATAAAATGAGAAAGTAAAGAGAAATTTAAAATTATTAACAGTGGGATGGGGAATTGAATAGGATTATATTAATTACTTAATGCTGGGATATGTTTTAAATGGAAAACCAATTTAAAGAGATATTTGGTGCATGGGTGGCAGCAATAGGAACTATTACTTCCGCTATTGGAAGTACGCCTTTTGATTTTATAAGCAGTAATGTAAGAAAGGATTTAAATGTTTATGGGAACGTATTGCAGGCTGTTGGAAATGCTTTAGAGGCTGATGGTCAAGGAGAAGTGTCACTTGAACAAATCGGTAATGAAATCCAATCATTTGGTAATGTTACTGTAATATCCGGATTGATTATTGAGTTTAAAGAAGAAACACAAATTAAATTAGTGATTGCTGGGAATTGGACACAGGCTTTGGGTGGACTTACAGCATTAGCAGATGAATTTGAGGATACATCCGATAAAGATGAGTCCTTAAATATTATAGGAAACTTATTACAATCAATTGGGAATTCATTACAGGCAATAGGAGGGATTGAAGAATTAAAAAGTATTAGGAATGAGGATCGGTCTAATAGAGAAGGTAATATAAAAGATGTGGAGAAAGATATAGACACTCAGGTAAATAACGAAACTAATGAAAATGAAGAAGGGAAACTAATAGATATTATAGGAAGTTGGGTTCAAGCAGTTGGTTCTGTAATTTCATTAATTGGACAAATACGTGAAGAGAGTGAGGAATTGGAGGGAAATGATGAATAGAGTGATTTAATAAAACAGTTAACAAATAATTATTTTAAAGTAAAAGCAAACAGAATATAGTCCGGCTAGAAAACTAGAGGACACCAATTCATTAAAGCAGCAATTCAAGCTGTTTTAGGAATAGGTGTCCTTTTTATTTTGAAAAGGGAGATGGGGAAATGAGGGTGTTAAAGGATCAGTTACGTGAATGGAAAAAGAAATCCAAGCAAGGAAAGAAGAAAAACAAGAAAAAACCAAAAGAGAAATTAAGTACTCGTGAAATTGAAGATTTAATGGGGATGCATAGACCTTGTTATGAACGAAGACGCGGAGCATTAAGACAAAAATAATAACAATGGAGGAATTAAATATGAATAAACAATTATCATTTAAAATGCCAATCGTGGATGGGAAAAGGACAAAACAAGGAATTGAAAAAGTGTTCAGCCAGTATCGTACATATTTAGCAACAATGCCATGTGATATGCTACCAAAATTGACGCCATCATATTCTATTGTTCCTCCATCAACTACAAACAAGTGTAATAGTTCAACTGAGAATATCGCAATTGAAAGAATTAAGTATGAACAAGAAAGAAAAGAATTTATGAGTTGGTTGTATGATGCTGTGAATCGCCTAAGAGATGATGAACGGGAGGTCATCGTGAAATTTTATATGGAAGATGATATTGGATATGATCCCGATATCTGGATGGATTTAGGTATAGGCAAAACAAAGTATTATAAGTTAAAAGGACGTGCGATATTACGTTTAGCTTTCAATCTAAAGAAAGAGGTATATCTAAAAACATGTAGACAAAAAGAGGAGCAAAGCGTATGAACATTGTACAGCCAATTCGTGATAAAGAAATGATTAAAGAACTAAAAGAATATTTTAAGGAGCAGAATGAACGTAATTACATTCTGTTCCTTCTTGGTATTAATACAGGATTACGCATTTCAGATATTCTACGTTTGCGAGTACGTGATGTTGAAGGGTGGAATATTTTTATTCGCGAAAAGAAAACTAATAAGATCAAAGATGTGAAGATGCCTTCAGATTTAAAGAAAGCATTAAGGGATTATACAAAAGGAAAACCGAAGAATGAATTTCTTATTAAAAGTAGGAATGGAAAGAATAGGCCTATTACAAGATCGATGGCATATGTCATATTGAATCAGGCAGCACAAGAATTTGGCTTAGAACGTATTGGAACTCATTCGCTAAGAAAGACCTATGGGTACCATCATTATAAACAGTTTAAAGATGTAGTTGCATTACAACAAATGTTAAACCATACAGATCAAAAAGAGACTTTAAGATATATAGGAATTCAACAAGATGCATTAAATGATTATCAAAGGAAATTTAAAATCTAATTCCTTTATTTTTTTATCATTTATTTAATTAGCCTTAAACTGAAAGTGTCAAATTCATTTTGATGAAATACTGGAAAGCTTGATAGCTCTAAGAAAATACAGGATAGGCTAACTCAACACAATCCAGATTATAGCTAATTCATTTTCAAGGATTAAAGATCATATTTATTCAAAACTATGCGAAAAGAGGCTGAAAAACGATGTAAAAAAATACAGAAATAAAAAACGCGAACTATTTGTGAACTATCTGCGGACTATTTGCGAACGATTTACGGACACGTTTTGTTTTTTCACATGATATATTTGTATTGTGAGAAGTGGCGGAAAAACACAACTCACAATGTTCCTTTATAAACTATATGTTGTCTAAACGATTTCGTAATGATGGCACATAAAATCCGAAACCAGCAGATGGTAATGATTAAATGATACTGTCATTAGGAAGAGCTTTTGCTCTTCTTCCAGTTACTTAAGAATGTTGAAATGAATGTATTGATATTAGGTAATTGGAAGAAGGGTAAAACTTCATTTACCGCAATTGAAGTATTAGTTAATAATTGCAACTAAAAGCATCCATTTGGATGTTTTATTTTAATTTATTAAGTATCCTAATTATTTATCGGTAAACGTTGTTTTGATAGTATAATTAGTTGTATATTTTACCAAATGATTAGGGGGATTGGCTGGTTTTGAAAAAGCTGAGTGATATAAAAAAATATAAAGATAGTTATTTTTTAATTAAGTTTTTAGAAGAAAAGTATCTTAAAGATTTACTAGAAGGTAAATTTTATATGAAGAATCTTGGTTTTTTTATAGACTTGGAGAAGAAGAAAAAAAACAAAGGGCAAGGAGATAAATATGAAGGTGCTCTTGTGAGAAAGAAGCAGGATACTCAGCTTGTTATTAATGGAAGGTATGTTATTAATGCCCAGCAGTTTACTGAGGTGAGGAGGTATAGAGATGTAAAGAAAATGCCTGTGTTTTGTTGTACAATCTTTAGAGCCTCAGATTTTGAAGTGGTTAATGAAACAGATTTAGCGGTATATGTAAAAATTATATTGAACGAACAACAAAAAAATAAGTTATTAGATGACTTTGGTAAAAAGGCAGTGCGTCTTCCAAAGGGTTTAATGGATAGAGTGGATGTAGAGTTAAGTAACCTAGGGTTAAGTGGGGAATATGGACCTGTAAAATATATAGATAATAATATAGGTTATATTGAAAGGGAGAAAGCGTTTAAAGAGTCTCAACCAGATATGTTATTTTGGAAAGATAAATATTTTGAGTATCAAAAAGAATATCGGTTTGTTATCACGGATAAATTTATTGAAGACCATTGCATATTAAATATTGGTGATATTAGTCAAAGGGTAACTGTAATGGATACTACAGAGTTCTTTGAAGCATTAATTGAATTACCAAAATAAAAGCACCCTTTGGGTGTTTTTATTTTGGTTTATAACAAGCATAATCAATAAGTCGATGGATAATTTGATAGAGGGTAATAAGGGGTGAAGGAATGGAATTGAACAAGATTGAAAAAGGAATAGTTATCGGAATAATCCTTCGTGCTTTTCGTAGTAGAAAGAAAATAAAACAGTATGTTGGATTAGAGCGATTGCCAGATGTAATCAAAGTGTTAGATGAATTACAAGCGAATACAACACTTGAAGAGAAAGAAGAAGCTATAACAAGTGTAATCAATAAGTTGATGGATGATTTGTTAGAGAAAGGTAAGGGGTGAGGTAATGAAGATTGATATTGAATTACTTCAGGAAGCCTTTATTAATTTAGCAACTGAAGTGTATAAGAGAATTGTTCAGTTTGTTTCAGATTACTGGGAACAAATTGAAGAACTTACAGTAAAGTATATGGAGTATAAGCTAGAACAACCGCAACCGAAAGTATATGGATACGTTAAACATAAAGTAATGAAGTCACAGATTATAGATCGTAAGCCTAGATGTATAAGAGCAAGGACGGTGTGTTAACGATGGACTATATTAAGCTCATAAGAGAAGGTAAGCTTATGAAGTTCTATAAGTCTAAAGAATGGAGAGCACTAAGACTCAAGGCTTTACAGCGTGATAATCACGAGTGTCAAATGTGTAAGTCGAAAGGTAAATATAAAGCTGCTGAGAATGTGCATCACCTTAAAGAAGTGAAGACACATCCGTACTTAGCAATGGATTTAGATAACCTACAATGCTTATGTATTCGATGTCACAATGAAGTACATGATCGATTAGATAAGATTGAGAAGAAGATACCTAAGTTTATGAATGAGGAACGGTGGTAGCTATGATTATTGTGGATGGTAGTTGGACATTTGATACAGACTTGATGATTCAATACGCTGAGAAGGACGAACGTACGTCATATGAACGCGATATGCTTAATCAGTTCCGAAAGTATTCTTACTGGCGTTACTGCCAAATAAGAGACTGTGTGAACTCAAGAAAGTGCAAGCGACTTAAACTTACTGTTGTTAGAGAAAGATTACAAGAAGAAGAGAATTTAATATTTACGACAGACATTCTAAAGATTTCTAGTGAAGAAGTCTTTTTTATTTTGGATTTTATTGAAAGTTACTTTGAATTAGTTTCTTAAACACCCCCCGGTCAAAAAGTTTGGCTTTTAGTAGGAGGACCGGTCAACGGGGGGAGGTGGTGAGAAAATATATTTTTTATTTTTTTAAGTAAAGGGGGGGTATAGTTGCGAAAACTCTCAAAAAAGATGCAAGTTAAACAAGATTTATTACAACAATTGGAAAATAAAGAAATGGACAGTGCGGTGTACATTGATTTGGTTGATAAATACATGGCATTGTGGGATGCATCGAAAGCATTGGAAAGAGAATGGAAGAAAGAACGTATGGTTACATGGGATAACGGTGGAGGGCAAAAAGGAATTAAGCCTAATCCAGCCGGAAAGGAATACCGGGAAACTATTCGTAGTATGACAGAGTTAATTAAAAAGATGAATTTGCAAAATCCAAATACAGGTGATGACGATGACGAATTATAAGTATCATCCCTATATTGATAACTATATAGATATGGTTGAAAGTGGCCAGGTGAAGTCATCGAAAGAAGTCAAACTATTAATGGGACTTCTAAAGAAGAAACTCAGCCAAAACAACATTGTTATCAATCATGATGAAATTACAGAAGCAAAAGAATTTATTGAAAGGTATTTTCCGTTTGAATTATTACCACATCAAGATTTTATTTTGGCTTGCTGTGTAGGTTTGTTTTATGATGACGGAACGCTTGTGTTTAATGAGTTTTTAATTTTGATGGGCCGTGGTGCTGGGAAAAATGGTTTCATTGCAGCGCTTGCTTTCTATTTAGTTAGCAAACAAGGGATTCGAGGATATAACGTTGATATTGTAGCTACTTCAAAAGAGCAGGCTTTAACGTCGTTTATGGATGTTCATGATGTATTAGAAGAGTACAAAAAGAGAATGAAGAAATTCTTTAAATGGACGTTAGAAAAAATAGTATACAAGAAAACAAAATCGAAAATTAAATATTATACGAACAACGCTAAGACAAAAGATGGTTTACGTCCTGGTGTTGTTATTTTTGATGAAATTCATGCCTACGAAAGTTATGACAACATCAAAGTATTTACATCAGCATTAGGGAAGGTACAACATCCACGCCGTTTTTATTTGACTACAGATGGAGATGTACGTGGCGGTGTACTAGATGATTTTAAAGATGTGGCTAGGCAAGTTTTGAATGGGGAATTACCCAATTCACGTATGTTTCCGTTTCTTTGTAAATTAGATGATGAAAGCGAAGTGGATGATTTTGAAATGTGGGAGAAAGCAAACCCTTCATTACCTTACTTTCCTCATTTGAAGCAAGAGATGGAAACAGAATATGAGAACATGCAAACTAGACCTTCCGCACGGATTGAATTCATGACAAAACGTATGAATTTACCACAAGAAGAAACGATGTTCTCTGTAGCAAATTGGGAGCAAATAAAAGCTACTGATCAAGAGTTTCCATTGGAGGAATTAAAAGGACAGACTTGTGTGGGTGGTATTGATTTCTCGGATATTAATGATTTTGTTGGTGTAGGTTTGTTATTTAAATATAAAGGGAAAAGGTACTGGAAACATCATACTTTTATTAATCGTCAAGCATTAAAGAATAAAAACTTTAAAATTGATATTCAAGTAGCAATAGATGAAGGGCTTGTAACGATTATCGATGATGTCATTAATAAACCAGAACATATTTTAGGTTGGTTTATTGAACAAGCGAAAATATACAATGTAAAATCAATCGCTTCTGACTTATACAGGATTAATTATATTAAACAAATCTTTGAAGAAGCTGGTTTTCATCTTGAGATAGCTCGTAGTGGGAAGGTAACACATACCAAGCTACAACCTGTAGTGGAAGAAATGTTTGCAACAGAAAGTATTGTATACGGTGCAGATCGTATGATGCGTTGGTACACAAATAATGTATATGTGGATAAAGATTCAAAAGGAAATATTAGTTATGAAAAATTTGAACCTTATTTACGTAAAACGGATGGGTTTATGGCGTTAATACATGCTCTAACTCTAGATGGAATGTTAAAAGAAGGAATTCCTATTACAAAAGATACCATTAAGAAAATGTTTAGAGTATTCGGTGGTTAAAAGGAGGTGTGAAATGGGAATAATTGATTGGTTTAAAGGGTTTCTGAGTGGTAAAAACCTTAGAACTGTAGATGGTTGTGATTATGAATTAAAAGTAGATTATTTTTATAAGAAGTTAGCAGTGGAAAGTTGTATTGATTTAATTGCAAATGCACTTACGATGTGTGAAGTACAAACGTTTGACAAGGGAAAAGAAATTCGTGGAGAAAATTACTATCTACTAAATGTCCAACCGAATCAAAATCAAAATGCTTCTGCATTCATGCATAGTCTTGTGCACCATTTAATTGATGACAATGAGTGTTTGGTTATTATGTCAAATGACCAATTGTATATTGCTGATGAATTCACAGTAGATCGTTATGCATTTAAGGAGAATGAATATAAGAATGTTGTTATCGGTGATTTAAGTTTGAGGCGAGAATATAAAGAATCTGAGGTTCTCTATTTTGAATTAAATGATGAAAACATTATGCAGGTAATTGATGGGATGTATGAAAGTTTAGGGAAATTATTAATATCGTCTATTAATTATTACAAACGAAAGAACAGTAAGCGGTTCTTGCTAAAGGGAAACTTTTTTAGAGCACAAGATGACGAAACACAAAAGAAAGTAGATGAGTTATTTGATAATCAACTTAAAAATTGGCTAGATCCAAATAAAGAAACATCTACTTTTCAATTACAGGATGGCTATAGTCTTGAGGATTTAAGCGATGGGCAGAAAGGTACATCGAGTAACGGAACAAGTAGAGATATAGCAGCCTTAATTAATGATATTTTCAATTATGTTGCGACAGCCTTTCATGTTCCGGTAGGTATTTTGAAGGGTGACGTTGCAGATATTGAAAAACAAATGGATTCTTTTTTAGCTTTTTGTATTAATCCCATTGCGAAACTAATTCAAGATGAATTTAATCGTAAGATGTACAAGAAAAAGGATTTCTTGAAACGGTCCTATTTAAAGATTGATACAACGAAAATTAAAGTTGTTGATATTACGAAACTAGCGACAGCATTAGACAAGCTCTTTGCAATAGGTGGCTTATCTATCAATGATATCTTAACTATTCTAGGTAGAGAGCCAATTGAAGATGAATGGGCAAATAAACGCTTTGTTACAAAGAATTATCAAGAAGCTGATTCTTTGGAGGGAGGTGAAAAGAATGAGACGTTATAAAAATGAACAGTATAATCATCTAGCTAATGTCCAACATGCATTTAAAGCAGAAACAAAAGCTGATTCGCTGGACATAACGATTTATGGTGATATTGGTGAATCATGGTGGAGTGATTCTACATCCGCAGTTGATATTGAAAGAACATTGAAAGCTACTTCAGCAAATGTTATTAATATCAATCTGAATAGTCCTGGTGGGGATGTATTTGATGGGATTGCGATTTATAATCAACTTAAAAACCATCCGGCAAAAATCATCATTAACGTAGATGGACTGGCAGCAAGCGCCGCATCTATTATTGCGATGGCAGCAGACGAATTAATTATGAATACAGGTTCTATGTTAATGATTCATGAAGCTTCTACATGGACGTGGGGGACAAAATTAGATATTCGTAAGACATTGAATGCTCTTGAGGGAATTGACAAATCGCTTGCGGATATTTATATGACCCGTTATCAAGGGGAACGTTCAGAAATTGAGACAATGATTGCGAATGAAACATGGTTTACCGCCAATGAGGCAGTAGAGATTGGATTGGCTCATAAAGTAAATGAACATGTAGAAGATGACGATGTGGTAGATCCAGAGGAATTTAAAAATAATGTACTTCAGAAATTCCGAAATAAAAATAAACAGCAGAATGAACCCGTAGCAGCAGGGTCAACTGAAAATATACTTAACAAATTTAAGCGCGCGTAAAGCAGTGCTTTTTTTATTGTCTTAAAAACAGGAGGGAATAAGATGACTATTAAAAATTTAGATCGTCCGGTAATCGAAAATAAAGATCAACAAATTAATAATGTAAAAGAGGCGCTTGAAACAGGTGATGCACAAGCGGTAGCGGCACGTATTGTTGCAAACATGGAGAACAATATGCAGCATTTTCAGGATATGATGAACGATGTAATTAATGAAGCACAACAAGCCAAAAATGAAAATTGGGATGCTCAAGTGTTGGCCTCTCGCGGTGTGCGTGTTTTAACAAATGAAGAAAAGAAATTTTATAATGCAGCAATTGAAGTTAAATCATTTAGCGAAACACATCAATTGATGCCGCCCACTGTTTTCGAACGAGTTTTTGAAGATTTAGAAAAGGAACATCCATTACTTTCTCTTGTTAATTTCCAAACCGTAGGAGCAAAGACACAATGGGTTGTTAGAAAAGAGGGCACTACGACAGCGTTTTGGGGTGATGTATGTGACTCAATTAGAGAAATGATTGACGAAGGTTTTGAAACAATTGAAGAAGGAATGTACAAACTTAGCGGGTTTTTAGTTGTATGTAAAGCTATGTTTGAACTAGGTCCTGAGTGGTTAGATAAGTATGTGCGTGCATTTATGAAAGAAGTTGTAGCAGAAGAATTAGAAAAAGTTATTGTTATGGGGACAGGGAAAAAGCAACCAATTGGTATGATCAAAGATTTAAAAGGATCAGTAACAGATGGTATTTATCCAGATAAAAAGAAAGTTGTTTTAGAAGACTTTACTCCTGTAACAATCGGTAAAAAAATCTTAGCTCCTACTACTAAAGGAGGAACGAAACGCTATACAGGGGTAACGCTTATTGTGAATCCTTTGGATTATGCAACAAAATTTTTCCCGATTGGTGCAAAACGTAAAGATGATGGTACTTGGACATATGATAATTTTGGAGTGCCAGGTTTAACGATGGTCCAGTCGCCAGCCGTCCCATTAAATACAATGATCTCTGGTAAACCGAAAGATTACTTTATGGGAGTTGCTTCAGAACAACGTTTAGAGTCAGACGATACAATCCGTTTAATTGAAGATCAACGTTTATATCTCGTTCGTCAACTTGCAAATGGTCGTCCGTTAGATCCGGATTCGTTCACTGTATTTGACATTACAGCTCTAGAAGCGAAAGAAGGCACTACAACGCCCTAATCCATCCTCTCCTGTTGAAGAGAGGAATTATTCAGCATTAACCAAGGTAGAGATTCAGTCTTTATTAGAGCAAAGTGGTATTGAATACAAGTCTAATGCAACAAAGGCTGAACTTATCACTTTATTAGAAGGTGATGTGAATGGATGAGCTTTTGAATGAACTAAAAGATGTTCTTAAAATCACCTGGAATGAAGAGGATGCTAGTTTAATAAAACTTTTAGAAAAAGGAGAGGCGTATTTGTTGGGTTTAACAAATGCGTCTTTTGATTTTTCAAAGGAGCTAACGCCGAAAGATTTGCTGTTAGAACGGTGTCGATATGTTTATAACAATGCAGGTGATGAGTTTGAAAAAAATTATAAAAATGAGTTATCCAGACTTATTTTAGATGTAGCTTTAGGAAAAGTTGGTGTAATCAATGGCTCTAAAAGCATATAGAGAAACTTTGAATGATGGATTTCTACAATACGGATATAAAAAAACAGAGCGTTCAGAAGAAGGGAAAAGAATAGGTGAGAAGTTTCAAGAAGAAGGAAAGCTTGCTTATAAAGTGATGTCTTTGCGGGATAGTGATTACAAAATGGTGGGCGTTTTAACAACGGGATTAGATTTAAAAGTTAAAACACTATATCCACCTTCCTTTAGAAAAATAAATAAAAATAAACTTAAGGTATTAATGGATGGAATCGAGTACGACGTGATTAAAGTGGATCATGATTCTAACAAACAATATCTTTTCTTTTATTTGCAGCAGGCGGTGAAATCTCGTGAATGAAAAATCTAAAAAGCTTATGAAGGAGCAAAGAAAGGGCATTAAAAAAGCTCTTGAAGATGGATTTAGGCTTTTAGTAGTTGAAGATGAACTAGCAGAAGATGAGGAATCGCAGTTAACAGAAGATGGATACAATTGTTTTATCTTGGAATATGGTGAGTTTCAGCCATCTTCAAATGATCGTACAATTTCTCAAAATATATATGTTAGTTATTTATCGGAAAATCAATCGAATTTAGATGAGCAGGTCATTGATATTATTTCGTGGGTTGGCAAGGTGAAAATGGTATCCTTTGTAGTTTCTAAAAGCGATCGCCTTCAAGTGAAAGATACAGATCGTTTTATTGACCGTGTTGTTTTTACGTTTAAGAGGGTGATTCCAATTGAGTGCATTTGAGCTTGATTATGAAGCGATAGAAAAGCTTGAAGAAAAAATGCGGTTATTACCAAATAAGATGGAACCTACAATCAATACCATCCTCCACACGGACGGTATACGAATTGCAATAGAAGAGATTACAAAGCTTATTCCAGTATCTCGTTCTAAATGGAGTGTTCGAAATAAGACACATGCCAAAGATAGCAACTGGTCAAAAAGTGAAAAACTGAATTTAGGTTTTAGGATATTGGCCCGTGGTGGAGCGGCTAATAAAAAAGGATCGTTTGGTTATCTAGTCTTCCCGAACGAAGGAAGAGGTTCACATAATCCCTTAGAACAACGATTTGCGGAGCGTGGGATTGTAAACGCTAGACCAAGAATTTTAGCAGAACTACACAAAGGTGTAGATAAAGTATTGGAGGAGGAATTTTAAATGGTTAAAGTAATTGAAGAATTCGATTCCGTGTCGATTGCAAATGCAAGTATTCAATTTAAAAAGAAAGGTATACAAGAGCCTGGTACAAAATTTGGGTGTGTAGGGACAATCGAAGGAGAGCCAGAAATTAAAGAAATTAAAAAGTTATGTGGTGGAACAACTGTTAAAAAGAAATCCAAAACTACTGAGCTTAAGATAACTGTTTCGGCACACATCCCTGTTAAAGTAGCGAGGGATTATTTTGGTTTTGATACAACAGGGTTAAAGCCAGGTGTTTGGGCGTATGGTAGTGAATCTAAAGGATATGATTTTGTATTTACAGCCGATGTTGTAGACGAGTTTGAAGATTTAGTAAAACTTATTGCGTTCCCAAATTGCTCAAATAGTACAGGGTTTAAATTTTCAATCGCAAATGGTGAAGAGGAACTAGCGATGATGGAATTAGAATTTACAGCCCTACCAGATGATTTAAAGAATTTCTTTTATGAGGCGTTTAAGGATGAATTAGCAGATGCGACAGTCGCACAAAAATGGCATACACAATTTAATTCAGCTCTTGTTAAAGCAACAACTTCAGCTTAAGGCTCTAGTTTTATACAGGGCTTTTTCTTTTGGATATAAATAAGAGGAAAATGAAAGTGAGGAAATAGCAGATGAAAGTTCAAAAAATAACATTAAAAGAAGCGGAATTTGTAAAAGTAGAAGGGGAGTTTGAACAGCGCTTTGTTAACGAACAAGACTATCCGGCATTTTTAACAAATTACGCTTTGAAAAAAGGTCAGGAAGAAGGACTTATTACTAGTTCGATTATTGCTGATATTGTAAAGTTCCAAGCTTTAGATGGGCTAAGAAATAAGGATAATAAAGACTTATCGGCATTAGAACAAATTGATCAAACAAGTATTCATAAAGTGATTTATATGGCGTTTAAAGGAGCGAATCCTAAAGAAAAGTTAACATTTGATGATTTCTTACAGAATTATCATGATTCATTAGCAGAATCTATGGAGCTATATACGAAGCTTGTTGTGGATGTAATCAGTCAAGATCCAAATCAATTTGCAATAGCATTCCAAAAAAGTACAAATAGCGGCGGTAACGGTGAAAAAAAGTAAAAAATCCAGACATTAAAATCGAATGTGTGGAAGATAAATACGTCTTGTATTGTCTAGTCTCTGGAATAGATCCAGAGACTTTTTGGCATGAGCCAATTTCGTCTGTTGAGCGTATTTACGCGGGGATTACAGCGTTTGAAGCATGGCGTAACAATCCCAAGTAAAGGTAGGTGAGAAAATGGCAAGAAATAATTCGGAAGTTGAAGTTATATTTAAAGCGCAAAATAAAGGTTTTAATGATGCTATGAAGGGCATGAATCAGGAAACTAAAAAACTTCGTCAAGAAATGAAATTACAAGAAGAGCAGATGAAGTTAAATGCTACTGATTCAGAAAAACTACAAGCAAAGATTCAAAATCTTTCCCAACAATATGCGGTTGCACAAAGGGCTACGCAAGCAACGGCTGAACATTTACAACGTGCCAAAGAATTGTACGGAGAAAATTCTACTGTTGTAGCAAAGTTGGAATCAAAGTTAAGAAGCCAACAAATAACAGAACAACAGTTAGCGAATAGTATTAAACAAACTTCTGAAAGTTTAAAACAGGCGAGAGATGCTGAACAGGAAAGAACAAGCGAAACAGCTAAGGCAGCTCAAAAACTGAAAGAGCTAAAAGGACAGGAAGAGCAGTTGCAATCTTCTCTTTCTAAGTTGAATGCTCAATACGAGTTACAAAAAGCAACGCTTGGTGAAAATGCTTCAGAAATAGAAAAGTTACGTTTGAAAATAGATAATCTTGGAGAGCAACATACTGTTGCAGCTAGTAAAGTACAAAACTATCAAAAACAGTTAGATCAAGCCAAACAGCAGTATGGCGAAAACGCTAGTGAAATCCAAAGGTATGAAACGCAGCTTATACAAGCTCGGACAGCAGAACAGCAGTTGCAGAATCAATTAAGTGCGACAAATAGAAGTTTGCAGGAACAAGAAAACGCAACGAAACAATTAAAGACATTCTTTGATGCGACTGAAACGAGTGTAGATCATTTTGCAAATGCATTAGGAAATAACCTTACAAACGCAATACGAAACGGTACAGCGACAGCTAGGCAGTTAGAACAAGCGATTCAAATCATCGGTCGTGAAGCATTAGGTTCAGAAGCAGATATTGAAAAATTACAGCGATCTCTTCGTTCTATAGATGATGGGAACTCATTACAACAAGTTCGAAATGATTTGAGGGACCTTTCACGAGAAGCGGAGAGAGCATCGCACAGTTTCAAAGAATTAGATATTGGTTTAGAAAATATTCTAGGTGGATTAATGGTTGGTGGTGGTATTTCAGGAGCCATTGAGCAAGCGCTTGATACCTCTAAATTAAAAACAAAAATTGATGTTTCTTTTGAAGTTCCAGCATCCTCTAAAAAATCAGTAGAAGAAGCGGTTCGCGGTTTAGAAGCTTATGGTGTTGATGTGGAAGAAGCACTTGAGGGTACACGTAGACAATGGGCATTAAATCAAACTGTCAGTGATAAAGCTAATGCTTCCATTGTAAAAGGAGCAGGAGCCATTGCAAGTGCTTATGCAGGTATAGATTTTACTGAATTAATTCAAGAAGCGAATGAAATTGGTAATGAATTAGGGATAACTAGTGATACGGCCTTAGGATTAACGAATCGGCTGTTAAAAATCGGATTTCCTCCTGAGCAATTGGACATTATTGCTGAATATGGCGGGCAGCTAACACGAGCAGGTTACAATGCTGAAGAAGTACAAGCAATTATGGAGGCTGGTGTTGATACAGGTACCTGGAATATTGATAATCTTTTAGATGGACTAAAAGAAGGGCGTATTAAAGCGGCTGAATTTGGTCAAGGTGTCGACAAGTCTATGAAAGAAGCTCTTGAAGGCACTAAAATTTCGGCTGATCAGTTAGAAAAGTGGGGACAATCTGTCGCTAAAGGCGGTAAAGAAGGTTCGGCAGCAATGACAGAGATTGCGAAAGCCTTGACTAGTATTGAAGATGAAACAAAACGAAATGAAATCGGTGTTAAACTGTTCGGTAGATGATAAATTGTGCCGAAGTAAAATCGCGGTATAAAGCAAAGAGGGTGCGAATCCTGATTTGAACCGAAGGCTATGCAAAGTATAGTCAGGGGCAGAGCATAGAGGGTGAAAAGATATAATCCCTCCACGAGACCGCGACACTTATTAGTGAAAACGTATGCCGAACTTACAGGAAATGAACTGTAAGAAGTAGAGGATAAAAAGCCTTTACGATAACAAAATGACAATGTATGAAGACCAAGGACAAAATATTACGAATACACTTATTGGTGCTCAAGATAAAGTTATAGATTTAAACAAGAATCAAGAACAGCTAAATGAAATGATTAAGAAAATGGATGCCAGCCCAGCTGTAAAGTTTCAAAAAGCTATGAACGACTTAAAAATGGCACTTGAACCTGTATTGGGAGTCATTGCTGATGTAATTAGTGCTTTTGCGAGCTTTGTTTCAGAACATCCAGCATTAGCAGCAGCTATAACAACAATTGTAACTGCGCTCGGAATTCTTGTTGGAGCATGTATGGCGTTAGCCCCAGTATTTGTCACCTTATCCAGTATAGCTGGTATATTGGGTGTGAGTATTGGGGCTGTTGCTGGTCCAGTTGCATTAGTAGCAGGTGGAGTGATAGCCGCATCGGCAGCTATTGCTGGAATGATTATTTGGATGCGAAATTTATGGCAAACCAATGAGGGGTTTAGAAATAGCATTACGAATGTAATTGAAAGCGTTCAAAACTTTGGACACGCATTATCTTCACTAGGTAAATATCTATTTTATACGGCTGTTGATGGAGATTATTTAAATGATTGGATTACTCATTTACCAAAAGGTTTTCAAAATGCGGCTGAAATAATAGGGTTGGCAGTCAGCAAGATACGTGAAGCTTGTCTTCATCTTTTTGATGCAGTAAAAGCTGTTTTTTCGGGTGATTTTAGTCAGTTAGGTGAAATTTTTAAGATGATTGGCCCTACAATCGCAGGAGCAATTATTGGTGGGCTTCCTGGTGTGCTCGTCTCGGTATCTCGTTATTTACCAGCTATAGCGGAGTATTTGAATGCAAACTCAGGAATTATTATTGAAACTATTACGAATATCTTTACTAATATAGCCAATTTCGTAACAACAGCATTACCGCAATTTCTTGAAGCCGGATCACAAATGATTTCAAGCCTTGTGAATGGTTTGGTTGTAGCGGCTCCAATTATGCTTGAAGCCATTGTTGGGATTATAAATACAATTTCGCAGATGATTGCTACCTATCTCCCTATGATTGTTCAAACGGGAATACAAATCATTCAAACTTTAATTTCTGGGATTGTACAAGTCTTACCTACTCTGATAGAAACAGGACTTCAATTGATTCTAACTTTAATAAACGGAATTATGCAGATGCTTCCACAGTTAATCCAAATAGCTGTAACGATTATTCAAACTATTATTAATGGAATTATGTCATTTTTACCCCAGCTAATTGAAATGGGAATAAATTTATTAGTCTCATTAATCACAGGAATCACACAAGCTTTACCTATGATTGCTTTAGCGATTATTACAGTCATTACAACTTTAATTGAAGCCATTACAGCGAATTTACCTATGATAATTGAAGCTGGTGTTAAGGTTTTAACTAGCTTGATAGACGGAATTATTAAAATGCTACCGCAACTTATTGATTTAGCGATAAATCTTATAACCAAAGTAGCAGATACTTTATTAACAAACTTACCTAAAATAATTGAATCCGGTGTAAAGATTTTAATGGCCATTATTGATGGAATTGTACAAGTGTTACCACAACTTATTAATGCAGCGTTAGATTTAATTGTCAAAATAGCATCCACATTAATTGCAAACTTGCCGAAGATACTTGAAGCTGGTGTGAAAATTTTACTTATGTTGATTGCTGGAATTGTAAAGGTGATACCGGAATTAATTGCAGCCGCATTAAAGCTAATTGTTACTTTAGCAGGGGAATTAATTAAGAACCTACCTAAAATCCTTGAAGCTGGTGTTCAACTGATCTGGGCTTTAATAAAAGGTATTGTGAGTATGGTTGGAAAATTAGGTTCTACAATCGTGACAGATATTGTACCGAAGATTGTTGATACATTAAAGAAGATTGATTTATTTAAGATAGGTAAAGATATTATAAGTGGATTGATAGACGGTCTAGGTAGTATGGCTGGTAAAGTGTTAAATAAGGTGAAATCTATTGGTAACGATATTCTTGACGGTTTTACTTCCTTCTTCGACATCCATAGCCCTTCTCGAAAAATGCGAGATCAGGTTGGTAAACAAGTTGGTGCTGGGCTTGCTGTTGGTATGGAACAATCAATGTCAACAGTTCTTGCGGCAGCTAAAAACTTAGCGAATTCAGTATATTCGGTATTAGAAACCACATTAAATACTTTCAATAGCTCCACTGTAAACGATATGATGAATAATAATCCTCTTCGGAGTTATTTTGAAGCAATTTTATATGATGGAGATTATCTTAATGATTGGATTACTCATTTACCAGTTGATATGAGAGATGCATTAAAAGCAGTTGGTAAAGAACTTGAAGGTTATGATGTTAATAGCGGTATGAGCGAAAACAATCCTGTTGCTCGTTATATTCGTAGTGTATTAGAGAGTGGAGATCCTTTTCAAAAGATATTAGAAGAGGAATTTGTAGAGTCTGGAAAGTGGTTGGAGATAGGTAAGAAAGTAGCTGGTTTCAGAGAGCAAATTTTTAGAGATTTTTATAATGCTCCAAACAAAAAGACAAACAAAAGTAATGGGTTACAATCCGCACTTAATAATATTTCAAACATGGTTGATGATACTTTTAAAAAGTTGAATTTATATGGGATAAACAAACAAGATAACATCGGTTCTAATCTGTCGGCATTAGCGACAGGAGCAGTTCAACCGATTGTTCAACAAATTGATAGTGGTCCTGTAGAAATTAATTTTTATAACACAATTAATAATGAACGTGATGTTGATCGCATGTTTGAAAAAGCAAATGATTGGTTTGCTGAGCGTGGCCGTAATGTAAAAATAGGAATAGGGAGGACTTAAATTGCTAGACATAGGTATCGATAATCAGTTAGCAAGTGACTATGGAATATGTATGGTAGAACGCCCTGTTATTCCTACAGCAGAACAGGAAGTAGAACATATTGAAGTGCCGGGTAGACATGGTTCACTTACAAAAAAAGGGGCGTTTAAAGACGTCCCTTTAAAAATAAAGTTCAATATGCTTGAAGAAGAGAATATTAAGCCACTAGTTCGGCGCATGAAGGCTTGGTTGATGAATGGCAAGACACTATATTTTACAGATGATGATGTGTATCGAAAAATTAAACATGTTGTAATAGGTGATATTGCAAATGAAATTGAAGAACACGGTGAGTTTGAAGTCGACTTTACGCTTGATCCGTTTGAGTATACAGAAGATGTAAACATAATGTTGAGTACTCCTGGATCTATTTATAATCCGGGTACAATGGAATCAACTCCAATGTTGTTCGTTGCAGGTAATGGTACATTTCGAATTTTCATTAATGATGTCTCTTTTCAGATTAAAGATGTAAATGGTTCTGTTGTAATAGATTCAGAATTATTAGAGGCATACAGTGGTACAGTGCCAATGAATGATAAAATGATAGGTGATTTTCCAGAATTTCAAATAGGAGTAAATAAAATAGAGTGGTCAGGAGCTATTCAATTTATTTCAATTCAGCCAAGATGGAGATATAAATAATGATTACTTTATATAAACCAAATGAAACAGATTTTACGCATAATGGAATTGGTGTTTTAGATAAACATATTTATAGTGCAACTGTTGAGGAAGAACTCAACGGTTTATTTGTTTTTAATTTTAATTATCCTTTATTTGCTCCATATGGAACGAAAATTGACGGAATGAGCATTATAAAAGTTCCTACTCCTGATGGAGATCAGTTATTTCGCGTGGTAACTCCTAAAGTGAGTATGGGAGAAATCAAAGCGGTTTGTTACCATATTTTTTATGATTTAACGGAAAACTTGATTGAAGATATATTTATTCAGCCCACAAATGGTAGTGCGGCTATGGCTAGGTTGTCATCAGGTTGTCAATATAAACATCCTTTTACTTTTTATTCTGATGTAACAAATATATCCACCGCACGTATTGTTCGAAAGAATCCTGTTGAAGCAATGTTGGATACGAGCCAAGATAATTCATTCGTAAATCGATGGGGCGGTGAATTAAAAAGAGATAACTTTGATGTAAAGATGTTGAAAAGCCGAGGATCTAACCGTGGAGTAGTGATAAGGCATAAAAAAGATTTGTTAGGGTATGGAGGAAGTGTGGACTGGAAAAGCCCAACTACCAGAATTATGCCACAAGGGTTTGACGGATTGTTATTACCAGAAAAATATGTAGATAGCCCACTGATTAATAAGTTTCCACATCCGAGAATACGAGTAATTGAGTTTAACCATATAAAAGCGGCTATTGGCAAAAATGCGAATGATGAAGACGCAGTACCTCTAGAAGAAGCGTATAAAAGGTTACGTCAAGCCGCTAAAGATATGTTTGATATTCAGATGGTAGATCAACCAAAAGCGACTTATAAGGTTGAATTTCAAGAGTTGTCTCAAACAGAGGAGTATAAGGAATATAAAATTCTACAGCGTGTTTGGATGGGGGATATTGTTACAGTTAAACATGAGGAAGACGGTATTGATATTCAAGCAAAAGTCATTGCGTATAAATATGATCCGATTAAAAAGGAATATATCAATGTAACCATTGGTAATTTTAAAGAATCTTTTACAGACATGGCGGGTAAAGTAGATCAAATTCAACAAGATTTATCAAATATGCCAGGATCTTTACTTGATGCAGCGAAAGAAAATGCAACAAAACTAATCAATTCAGGATTTGGTGGAAATGTTCGTGTATATCCAGACCGAATTCTAATTATGGATACAAAAAATGAAATGACAGCTTCAAAAGTGTGGCAGTGGAACATAAACGGGTTAGGTTATTCATCAAACGGGGTAAATGGTCCGTATGAAATAGCAATGACAAAAGATGGGCGAATTGTTGCGGATTTCATTACTACTGGAGTATTGAATGGAAATTTGATTAGAGGTGGAGAAATAACAGGAACTACTCTCAGAACTTCTGACGATTCCAATTATGTTTCTATTTCCAAGCAATTCATTAGGTTAATGGAATCGTATATCACTCGGATTTTCATGGGCTATTATATAAATCAAAGTAATGTCATGCAACCCACTATTGTATTAGGTGGCAACAATGATATAACAGCAACGCAGGGTGCAGTGTTAGTTTACCAACTCGAAAGTTCTCCCAAGTCAGGAGGAATCGGAATATCAAATGGATACCTAAATGGTGATCCAACAAGAGTCTATTTTTCAGCGGCTCTTGGGTTTAATCAAAATGGACATGCGGAACTAAAAGCGGACCAAAGCCTAGAACTAGAGTCAAAAGCATCCTATGCTTCTTTGAGAAGTCAAAATAATCTTTTTCTGGAAAGTAGAACAGGTGGTGCTTATTTCACTGCAAAAGAAGGGTTTAATTTCCGCCAAAATGGAGATCGAGTTGTTGATTTGAAGTTGACACCTGGTGGAGATAGTGACATCGTATTTCAGAACATCTTATTACGGAACAATAGAAATTATGAAAATACCTATGTGCAAGTGAAAAGTGCTGGGGGAACTTATTTCAACGGTGTTTTAGCAGCAGATTTTAAAGTATCTTCTAAAAAGAAATATAAAACGAATATACGTGATATTAAATTTGATGCGTTAGAGAAGGTAATGGGCTGGGAAATTAAACAGTACAACCTTAAGACAGAAGTAGCCGAGTTGTATGATATGCGTATGAAACGTAAAGAAGGAGATCCAATCCTTACAACAAATGATATTACGACTCATTATGGAGTTGTGCTTCCGGATGAATCAAAAGAAAATGGTGTTGGCTTATATGGGATGATTGCGCAGACTGTTAAAGCATTTCAGGAGTATGTAGCCCAAACAGATGCTAGAATCGAAGAATTAGAGCCAATAAAGCCTAAAGGAAATATAAAACACAGGAACAAAGTAAAACGTCAAAGAAGACCGCCTAGACGCGTGAAAAGGAATAGTTAGAGAGAGGTGTAGTCATGCGAAATGAGGAAATTATTATAGATTTAGCAGATCCTGTGTTTACCAAAACAATTCGTTCGAGACAAAATGATAAGAACGGCTTGAAGATTACTGTATATGTAAGAGAAAAGGGGCAAATTGTTGATTTAACAGGGTATGCAGTGAAGTATGAAGCGATTAATCAAATCGGACAGTTTGTTCGAGATGATGCCCAAATAGTCGATGCAAAGAATGGTGTATTTTCATATACGTTGTCCTCACAAGCTGTTTCTACATCGGATGATTGGACAGCTTATTTTGTTATGGAAAAAAGTACAGAACGAATGAGTACACCAGACATTCGGATTACATTAAGGCGTGATGTGAAAGAAGGAAATATTAAAATCGAAAACTATATTTCTGAGTTTGAGATTATTAAGAAAACGTTAGACGAGTTGCAGATGAAATTGAATGCTATGGATGTTGTTAGGAAAAGCGGAGACACCATGCCTGGCAACCTCTTGTTTGACAGGGCAGGTACAACCAATACTAACAAAATAGCATTCTCTACAGCGGGAGTTGAAGAGCTCAACTTCTACCAAACAGGGGATGGTTATTATGGGATTAGGGATGTTAAAGGAAATCAAGGCGTTTGGGATTATAATCGTAACAATAAAACGTTTAATGTTTCTGCTAATACAAACCTTGTTAAGAAAGCCGGCGACATCATAAATGGATTACTTGAATTTAAGATTGATAACGCAATTGTGCTAGGAAGTCGTTCTTTTAAATCAGTTATTCATAAGGGTTCACAGGGAGAGTTGATATTTGCACCTTCCACAAAAGAACAAGGTGACTCTTGGGATTGGTCCAAACGAGTAGAATTTCGAACTGATGGGACAATCAGACAAGGGTATGATACAGGATGGATTAAGCTTCCTACAACTGGGGTAGAGAATGTTGCTAACAGAGATATGAAATATAAGAGAAGTGGTGAAAACATTAGTGTAATTGGTTCAGTTCGAAATCCTCAAAATGAGGCAGTATTCGCTACACTACCAGTTGGATTTAGACCTGTACAGCACATTGCTTTTCCAGCACTGGCATATGGATATACACCCGCAGTTTGTGAAGTTACAATAAAACCTGATGGGGGGATTTTCGTGAATGGTGTTCCGAGCGGGAGTACTGTTCATATTGCAATGAACTTTTTAATTTAGATATTACAGATTAAGCGTGCATAAGCAGGCTTTTTTATTTTGTATAAAATAGGGCTTTTATTTGGAAAGGAGTTGAACCAATGCCAGAGCAAAAACATGATGATTTTAAAGAGCTATTAGTAGGATTAACAAGGGTAGAAACAAAGTTAGACACACTTGGTAACGTTAAAGATGTTGCGATTGAAGCGCAGCAGTCAGCGAAAAGTGCTCATTTACGAATTGATCGATTAGATAAGTTAGTATTTTGGATTGGTACTACAGTAGTTGGAGCTATTATCACTGGTGGGATAATGGCTCTTTTTAAATTCGCAGGAAAGTGATCGTATATACGGTCACTTTTTTTGAAAGGAGGTGAGAATATGAAAAATCTTGATGTAGCATCAATTAGTCGCTATGTCGTATTGGTGATTGCTGTGATTAATAGTGTCTTAAATCTTGTCGGATACCAAACGATTGATGACAAAATCACAAACGATTTAGTAGCTGTAATTACAGGTGTATTCACTTTGTATATGGCGTGGAAGAACAATTATTTGAGCAATAAGGGACTACAACAAAAAGATGTATTAGAAAAAAATAACTTACACTAAAAGGAGATGTTCAATAATGGGACACGTTGTAGATATTTCAAAATGGAATGGTAATATTAACTGGCCTGTGGCAAAACAATACATTGATTTCATCATCGCTCGTGTACAAGATGGTTCGAATTATGTAGATCCATTATATAAGGGATATGTACAAGCTATGAAGCAACATGGTATTCCTTTTGGTAACTATGCATTCTGTCGTTTCGTTTCTGAGAATGACGCACGTGTAGAAGCTCGAGACTTCTGGAATCGTGGAGATAAGAGCGCAACAGTCTGGGTGGCTGATGTAGAAGTGAAAACAATGGATGATATGCGAGCAGGTACACAGGCTTTTATCGATGAATTACGTCGATTAGGTGCTAAGAAAGTTGGTTTATATGTTGGTCATCATATGTATGCTCCATTCGGAATGGTAAATGTAAAATCTGACTTTGTATGGATTCCTCGTTATGGTGGGAATAGACCAGCTTATCCATGTGATATCTGGCAATACACTGAAACAGGAAATGTACCTGGTATTGGAAAGTGTGATTTGAATGAATTAATTGGAAGCAAGTCGTTAGATTGGTTTACAAATAAATCGTATAAAGAAGAAGGAGTGGAGATTATCGTGAACAAACATAATAAGGTGGTTTCTTATGAATTTGGTGTAAATTTAATTCCCGAAATGATTCAAATGATGGATAAGCTTGGATACACTTCAAAAATTGTTTCCCGAGGAGATCGTCAGGGGCTTGTTTATTTCGAGTCGGATTATGGTCAAGGTAGCGAGTTAGATAAAGCAACAGCATGGTTAGATGCTAAAGGATTAAATTATTACTATACAAAAGAATAATTTGGTGAGAAATAAAGTGCATAATAATAGCAAAGGTAAAGCATACTATGTAACAGCAAATGAAGCCTGTGTGTATGTAAAGTAATTAAAAAGCTGACAATAATTAGTCAGCTTTTTAATTACTATAATCTAGTATTTATCAGTCCGAAAGGCATGTTCTTTGCCTTTAAGTTGGTACTGAAAATCTTACCAATGTTTCTTTTTACAATGGCAACAAATAAAGAAACAGTTACAACGACACTTATTTCGATTGAACTTCCAATCATCATCACAATGGTGCTTGTCTTTAGATTTCCACCAATCGTCATCACAATGGCGCTTATCTTTAGATTTCCACCAATCATCACAACAATGATTTTTCTTAGAACTCCAGCAATCATTATTCCAGGACAT